TCCCCGTCATCTGTGATACGCAATGTTTCAACGTCAAACTTCAATTCGATTTTCTGACCTACACCTGAACTGCTACGTGTCTTCATCAATTGAATCTGATAAAGTCCACGCTCACGCATACTACGGCTAGTAAAGATACCAAAAACATTGTCCGCAGTATTAATCTTACTAATACCACCTGAGATATGACTGTGATCAAATTCAATTTCTTCAACTGCTGATCTGTTAAGTTGACTTGCTGTGACGAATAAGACATTTAATTCCTTTGCTAAGTTTCTAAGTTCTTCTGAAACGTATTTGTCTTTGACGAACAAATCGCTAGGACTTACTTTTGCGCTGACTGGCATGATCAAATCAAGATAGTCGATACACAAGAAGTCTACTTTCATACCTGTTTGTATCTGTAGTTCTTTCACATATGCACGGATGTCATTGACGTTACTTTGTGCCGGCATATACTTGATTCGTAGATGACCTGCTTTCTTTGCAACCATCTTGACCTTCATCTCAACATTATCAATGTCTTTGAAAATCTCACGGCTACTTGTGTCAGTCATCATACTATCAATACGCATTGAACACAATCCTTCACTCAATTCAAGTGTGATGTAGACGCCGCTCAATCCATTTTGTGCCCAGTTAACTGCTAAGTTTTGCATAATCAAACTCTTACCTGAACCACTACCACCTGCAAAGATTTGTAGTTCACCACGATTGAAACCACCATAGAGTTTGCTATCAAGTGTGGGCCATCCTGTGCTGTTTTGACCATTATTACTTTTCAATGCCATAAGTCTTGCTCTAGGATCAGCAAAGTAATCTGTACCCATGTCTTTCTGTAGACTGATCTGTACTGCATCTTTAATCAGTTTCTCTACAGGAGCAAACTCACCCTTCTCTAGCAAGTCTGCTGATTTAAGTATAGCCTTCTCAAGTGCTTGTCGTTTAGTGAATGATTCGAATTCTTCTAAGAACCAATCATAATGTCCATTATCAAGTTCATCGATCCTATCGATAGATACGTCTGTCGTTGCCTTGATCTGTATAGGATCAGGCATAACATTATATTTCTTAGTATGATCCATGATGAACTCTGCTATAGGTCTAAGCCTACGATCAAAGTGTTCTGGATTCATGATGTTCATGACGCGGGTATATAATTCCGCGTTAGTGACCATCATCTGTAAAAATAGTTTTTGTATGTCAATGTTGTAGTCGCTTATCAAGTTGTTTCCTCTTTATTTCGGTCTTGATCTTGCTGTTCGTTGCAGACTGCAAGATACTTAGTAATGTAGGTAGTTTCCCGTATTTTATCACAGCATCGTTGACATCTTTGGTACCATCATCCCATTCTGGTATGCTGATATAAAAGCCTAGATCCAATGCACGATTGATCACATCCATACCTGATTTGTCTTGATCGGGTACGACAATTATCTTTTTATTAAGGCCTTTTAATATCTCTGCTTGCTCATCGCTTATAGCATTCGTAGTAAGTGCGCAACCATTTATGCTTAATGCATCAAATATGCCTTCAGTAACGATACATACTTGCCATTCTGGTTTTTGTAAATCGACACCAAATAGATATCCTGATTGCTGTTCACTAATGAATTTAGGCTTGCGATCATCTAGGTATCTGCTAGTGTGTCCTACAATCTTGTTTTCATATGTGAATGGTATGATGATACGATTAGCCTGTCTACCTTCCTCATCAGGCGTACACATGAATGGGTAATCTTTTATACTAACTTTTCTATTGTTAAGATACTGAATGAAAATCTCATGGTTCTTATTATCGATATCGATCAATTCTGCCTCTGGCAGCGGCATCTCTTTGAACTTGACCTTTTTCTTTTCTTTCTTTATCTTGACAAAATCTAATAGGTCTTTGTGTTGCAGGCTCTCAAAACTATATCGGTCTATTTGTTCTTTATCTAAACCTAGATAAGATAATAGTTGCCTGGTGTTTTTTGTGATTGACTTACCTAATGTGAAACCACATTTGAAGCCGCAATTAAAACAATGATAACTCCAGTTGTCTGCATTGGCAAACTTGATGCCACCGCGACCTCGGCGATCAGGCGTATGTCCGCGATAGTGGCAGCATACAGCATTGAAACTGTGCCAGCCGCCTTGCGTTAGTTTTTTCTTACCTGAAATTAATTGGAGTATATCAAACACATAGTAATTATATCACCTTGGTGTGTAAAAACAAAGTGTATCGGCAACTTATCTTGCCAAAATGTTTGATACTACTCCCGTATTGCTTGTGAACGACATTCGCACGAATGGGTGATACCCATGAATAGTATAGCCTACTGTCTCTGTAGTCTCTAAGTATTCATCTGATCGGATAGGGTACCAATCTGTTAGACCACTATTGAAAGTACCTTCTATGGCTACTTCGCCGTTGAACTCATATAGGTGTGCCTGTATACTCAACACAGGATTATCCTGAGTATTGATCACGGAACTATAATATGTAGTAGCGTTTGATAATACATTGTCGATACTATTATTAGCATCGACATTAGGGAATGGTTGACCTGTAGGTATAGTGACGACCTGGCTAGGTACGAAACTAGGCAATACACTATTGACTATATTGATCTGACCTCTAGCCCCGGCTGCTGGATCAACGAACACAGGGTAACCGAATTCTCCTACAGGAATCTCTAAACTATAATGGCACATCTGCGCAGGGATATCTTCTATCTCTGCGGCATTGAGTTGTAGATATGCTATACCGGTCAAGGGTAACTGCAATGTCAATGCTTTTCTGATTAACACTTCTGTACCATCATAATTTATGATGCGGCAAGTTATCTCTTTACCTGTGATATCAACTGGTTTCTGTTCTTGGTTCAAGAATTGAAACTGTAATTTGTTGTCTACACCCTTGTGCAGGGTCATTGTTTTAGCGTATACTGGCATAAAGGCCCTCGGACTGTTTCCTGATAAAAGGACAACGATCTGTCTTTGAGTGTAATAAAAAACTGCGGTGGAATATCCTACATTAGTAACTGTCACAGGTCGTTGCTCCTTACTGTATTTAGTTCGATAAAATTAAAATATTTTATTGGCAGCCCAATTATAAATAAACGCAATGACTATTGCTAAAGATTTTTTCAATAAACTCACAGAGAACCATCCATTCATAACGGTCGTATCTTTTGCCAGCCAAGACTACGTAGGAATCGTACAAAACCGTGATGACCAATGCACCTCTATATATGACTATGGTGCTATAGTTGACGCACAGGCCAAGCAATTATTCTTAGAATTAGGCGAAATATGGTGGTGGGAAAGTAACCGTCAGATACCTATCAATATTTTCCTCAAGGAAGAATGGAATCCGTTTAAGCCCTATCTAAGAACTTTCAACAATAAGAACCTAATGATATTGCATGGGCCTATAACAAGCCTAAACGAACTCAATAAGCGCCGTAGCAAGCGCCGTAGTATTACATTAGTTAAAAGACTTACGTAATCTCTTTTTCCTACGATTCTTGGCCATATCCAGGCTAAGTTTACCTACCCTAGTATCATAACAAATACCGTCTAAATGATCTCGCTCATGCTGAAACACCCTAGCCATGAGGCCGGTAAATTCTGTTTCTACCTCCCCGCCCACAGCATTATAATATCGTACTTTTATCTTTTCTGCTCTACGGACGCGCAGCCATAGATCGGGGAAACTCAAGCATCCCTCGATATCCATCTCATTACCGTCAGCCTCGATTATCTCAGGGTTGATACAAGCAAATAACTTATCTTGATTTCCCATGACAAATATACGCTTATTCAGTCCTACTTGAGGACCTGCAAGGCCTATACCATTATTTTCCATCATCAATTTAGCCATATGCCTGACTAAATCGTTAGCGTCACCGTCGGTCGTGAAATCCCACGGTTGTGCTACAGTCCTAAGTATCTTTTCATCTTCTTTAACTAATTGTAAGTCCATTTGATATAATATTCATATGCACTACCACAAGATGCGCATAAGCAACTGCGTGTGACTTTTTAAATGTGTATGTTCCTTCTTCACGATCCCATATCGTTTTTGCAACTTCAGCCCATGTCTTACCAATCAGATGTTTCTTGCCCGGTCTGATCACAGCCAAGAACATGGCCAACCTCGGTATAGTATTTATAGGTTCGGGCATCTTACGCAAAGTATTATAATGATTTCCTAAG